AAAGAAATAGAAGGTCTTGATACAACTATAGACTGGAAAAACACAGGTGACAACTCATATGATGGTGAGAAATTAAGACTACTTGCTCACGATGAAAGTGGTAAGTGGGAAAGGCCAGATAACATACTGAATAACTGGCGAGTAACTAAAACCACGCTTAGACTAGGTTCTAGAATTATAGGTAAGTGTATGATGGGTTCAACAAGTAACTCATTAGATAAAGGTGGTGAAAATTTTAAAAAACTATATTATGACTCAGATGTCACACGTAGAAACCGCAATGGACAGACAAGCTCAGGATTATATTCTTTGTTCATACCTATGGAGTGGAACTACGAAGGATATATTGATATGTATGGAGCACCTGTCTTCGACACTCCGGACAAACCGGTACTCGACGCGCTTGGCGAAGAGATCGAACAAGGTGTAATAGAGTATTGGAACAACGAAGTAGAAGGTTTAAAAAACGATCAAGACGGTCTTAACGAATTTTACAGACAGTTTCCACGCACTGAGAGTCACGCTTTTAGAGACGAAGCAAAACAGTCTTTGTTTAATCTCAGTAAGATATACGAACAAATAGATTACAATGAAGACATAACAAGATCTTCGCTTGTAACAAGAGGTTCTTTTCAATGGAAAAACGGTATTAAAGATACTACTGTAGAATTTATGCCTAACAAAAGCGGTAGGTTTAAAGTGTCTTGGGTACCTAAGCTAGAAATGCAAAACAGGATTAGACTTAAAAATGGTATTAAGTTTCCTGGTAATGAGCACGTTGGTGCTTTTGGTTGTGACAGCTACGATATATCAGGTACTGTTGACGGTATAGGATCTAACGGAGCGTTGCACGGAATTACAAAGTTTTCAATGGAAGAAGCGCCTGCTAACAGCTTTTTTTTAGAGTATGTTGCTAGGCCTCAAACAGCTGAGATATTTTTTGAAGACGTACTTATGGCTTGCGTGTTTTATGGCATGCCGATATTAGCAGAAAACAATAAACCAAGACTACTATACCATTTTAAACGAAGAGGTTACAGAGGCTTTTCAATGAACAGGCCAGATAAAATTTACAGTAAGTTATCAGTAACAGAAAAAGAAATAGGTGGTATACCTAACTCTTCACAAGATATGAAGCAGTCTCACGCTGCTGCAATAGAATCTTATATAGAAAAATATGTAGGGTTTAATAATGAAGGGTGTGGCGATATGTATTTTAATAGAACACTAGAAGACTGGGCTAGGTTTGATATAAACAACCGAACTAAGTTTGATGCCTCTATAAGTTCTGGCCTTGCTATAATGGCATGCAACAAAAACCTTTATACCCCAGTTCAAGAAAGACAAGTTAGAAGTATAAACCTTGGAATTAAAAGGTATGACAACAAAGGATCAAGATCTAAAATAATTTAAATAAATGATTAATAAAGCTATAAAGAGTTCTTTTCCCAGCCAAGCGGTTAGTGATTTAGAAAAGATGAGCATGGAGTACGGTGCTAGGGTTGGTAGAGCTATAGAGCACGAGTGGTTTAATACTAAAGAAGGTTATCAAGGTAGAACTGGATCAGGCAGATACTCAGCTTCTAGACACTCTTTTCACACGTTAAGACTATATGCTAGAGGAGAACAGTCTGTTAGAAAATATAAAGATGAGTTGTCTATTAACGGCGATTTGTCTTATTTAAATTTAGACTGGAAACCAGTGCCTATTATACCAAAGTTTGTTGACATTGTTGTAAACGGTATGGCAGACAGATCATATGATATTAAAGCTTACTCACAAGATCCAGCATCTATACAAGAAAGAACTAACTACGTTACTAAAATAGCCGAAGATATGCAGGCTAAACCTTTTAACGATGCGGTAGCTGGTCAACTAGGTATAGACATATATCAAACAGATCAAAGTAAACTACCTGAATCTACAGAAGAGCTAGAGCTTCACATGCAGCTTGATTATAAGCAGTCTGTAGAAATAGCTGAAGAAGAAGCTATTAATAGTATATTTGATAAAAATAAATACGAATTAATATCTAGACGGATTAATAATGACTTAACAGTTATAGGTATTGCAGCCGCTAAAAGCTCTTTTAATAAAGCTGAAGGCATTAAAGTAGAATATGTAGATCCAGCTGATCTCGTATACTCTAACACAGACTCACCATACTTTGATGACATATACTATGTAGGCGAAGTAAAGGAGGTTTATTTAAATGAGCTTAAAAAACAGTTTCCAGAGATTACAGATGAAGAACTTGAGTCTTATAAAAGCTATAATCAATCTTATAGAAACAGCTCTTATAACTCTAAGTCTGACGAAGATAACACTGCCACTATTTTATATTTTGAATATAAAACACATGCTAATCAAGTTCATAAAATTAAAAAGACAGCAACTGGTGGTAGTAAAGCTATAGAAAAAAACGATACATTTAATCCGCCAGCATCTGATGACTTTGAAAAAGTAGACAGAGCTATTGAGGTTATTTACGAAGGTGCTAAAGTTCTTGGCAGCAAAGATCTTTTAAAGTGGGAACTTAAAAAGAATATGATACGTCCAAAAGCAGATACAACAAAAGCTCAAATGAGTTATGCTATTTGTGCGCCACGTATGTATGAGGGTCGTATTGAAAGCTTAGTAAGTCGTATGACTAACTTTGCAGATATGATACAGCTTACGCATTTAAAACTACAACAAGTATTATCTAGAGTAGTACCTGATGGTGTTTACTTAGATGCCGATGCTTTAGCTGAAATAGACTTAGGTAACGGTACTAATTACAACCCGCAAGAAGCACTTAACATGTACTTCCAGACCGGTAGTGTAATTGGTAGATCTATGACACAAGACGGTGATATGAACCGTGGGCGTTTACCTATTACGGAACTTAATTCAAACGGAGGTAATAATAAGATAAGTGCGCTTATAAGCACGTATAATTATTACTTGCAAATGATGCGTGATGTCACAGGCTTAAATGAAGCTAGAGACGGAAGCGTACCAGATAAAAACGCTTTAGTAGGTTTGCAGAAATTAGCTGCAGCTAACTCTAATACAGCAACAAGGCACTTATTGCAATCAAGCTTGTATATAACCCTAACAATGGCAGAGTGTATTGCAATGCGGGTGTCTGATGTTATAGAGTATTCACCAACTAAAGAGTCATTTATTAAAACGCTAGGCAAGTTTAACGTTTCTACATTAGAAGAAATGGCTAACTTACACTTGCATGATTTTGGTATATTTTTAGAGCTTGCGCCGGATGAAGAAGAAAAAGCTAAATTAGAAAATAATATTCAAGTAGCTTTGCAGTCTGGTCAGATATATCTTGAAGATGCTATTGATATTAGAGAAGTGCGTAACATTAAGCTAGCTAATCAGTTACTTAAGATACGTAGAAAAAAGAAACAAGATCTAGATCAACAGCAGCAACAACAGAATATACAAGCTCAAAGTCAAGCTAATGCACAAGCGGCTCAAGCAGCTGCTGCTGCAGATATGCAAAAGCAACAAGCGCTTACAGAGTCAAAAGCTCAACTAGAGCAAATTAAGTCACAGCTTGAAATAGCTAAGATGGAGCGCGAAGCAGAAATAAAAAGACAATTAATGCAGTATGAGTTTGAAATAAACATGCAGCTGCAACAAGGTCAAATAGAAATTGCAAAGCAAAAAGACAAGTTCAAAGAAGATCGTAAAGACGAAAGAACTAAAATACAAGCTACGCAACAAAGCGAGCTTATAAATCAGAGAAAAACAAACGCACCTCCTAAAAACTTCGAGTCCGCGGGGCAAGATAATTTAGGTGGATTTGGACTTGAACAGTTCGAGCCGCGTTGAGAATAAACAAACAATTATATAATATTTTATCATGTCAGAACAAACACAACCTATAGAAGAGGTCGTAGACGAAACAGTTGAGCAAACTCAAGCTGTAGAAGAAACACCTCAAGAAGATGCTTCATATAAAGAAGTTACAAAAGACGGTACTATTAAGTTAGACCTAGGAAAACTAAAACAGTTTCAAAATAAAAACGAAGAGACAGATGCCAAAGAAGAAGTGCGGGTGCAAACACAAGATGAAAAGCCGCAAGAGCCAGTCGCTGAAAAGCCGGTTGAAGAAGCGGTCATACAAGAAGTAACTGACGAGCCAGAACAGCCTGTCGCTGAAACAACTCAAGAAGTTGTTAAAGAAGAAATTACACCTAAGCCTGAAGTGGTTTTACCAGAAAACATAGAAAGCCTGGTAAAGTTTATGAAAGATACAGGTGGTACTATTGAAGAGTATGTAAGGCTTAACGCAGACTACTCTAACGTAGACAATAACACGCTATTAAAAGAATATTACAAGTCAACCAAGTCTCACCTAGATAACGGCGAGATTGATTTTCTAATTGAAGATAACTTTTCATTTGACGAAGATTTAGATGAACAGCGAGATATTAGAAAAAAGAAGTTGGCTTTAAAAGAAGAAGTTGCGAAAGCTAAGAAGTTTCTTAATGGTATGAAAGACGAATATTACAAGGAAGTCAAGTTGGGTTCTAAGTTGTCTAAAGATCAGCAAGAAGCTATTAACTTTTATAACGAGTACAACCAAAAACAATCTGCCGCTAGTGAAGTCCAGCAGAAGCAGTACAAGCAATTTGAGCAAAGTACCAATAATGTTTTCAATGAAAATTTCAAAGGTTTTGATTTTAAAGTTGGTGACAAAAAATATAGGTATAATGTAAAAGATGCCGCTGCTACTAAGGATTACCAGAGCGACATATCTAACTTTGTGAGGGAGTTCCTTGACGAAAACGATATGATGAAAGACGCTGCAGGTTATCACAAAGCTTTATACGCTGGTAGAAACATCGATAGAATTGTATCGCATTTTTACGAGCAAGGTAGAGCTGATGCTATAAAAGATACTGCCATCAAGTCAAAGAATATTGACATGGGCCCTAGAACTGCTAAACCGGTTGTAGACACAGGTGGTATGAAAATTAAAGTATTAGGTGGTGAAGATAGTTCAAGGTTGAAATTTAAAATTAGAAAAAAATAATAAACAACTTAAAAACTTAAAAAATGGGATTTAACACATCTTTAGGATTAGGTGGATCATATTCACTAACTCCTAGCCCAACACCTGCGGTAACAGCAACTAACTATGTTGACTTTACTGCTTCAGCTACAGCTGGGTGGGCACAACAATATCTACCTGAATTGTACGAAGAGGAAGTAGAGCGCTACGGAAACCGTACTATCAGTGGATTTTTACAAATGGTAGGCGCTGAAATGCCTATGAGTTCTGATCAAGTAATTTGGTCTGAGCAAAACAGACTGCACATTGCCTACAAAAGTTCAGGTGCTGCAGGATCTGCTACTAGTGTAGAAGTAGAATCTGCTTCTGGAAATACTATCTCTCTTGGTACAAGCTTAACTAACTCTTTGAGAGTTGGTGATACTGTATTAGTTACTGACTCAGCTACTGGACTTAAAACTCTAAAGTGCTACGTTTCTACTTCAGCTGCTAGTTCAACTCAAGTTGCTGGTCAAGGAGCTGGTAATACAGACGCTACTTTATTGCCTTATTCTAAAGCTGCTATGACAGGTACTTTTGCTGACAACGATCAGTTAAATATATTTGTATACGGTAAAGAATTTGCCAAAGGAAGTGCTGGACAAAGCGGTGAGCTCAAGCCTCAGTTTACTCAATTTAGCAACAAGCCTATTATTATCAAAGATCACTTTAAGATCAATGGTTCTGATACTGCTTCCATCGGCTGGATTGAAACAACTGACGAAGCTGGACAAACTGGATTTTCTTGGTATTTAAAATCAGCTGGCGAGACTCGTTTGCGTTTTGAAGATTACTTAGAAACTTCTTTAATTGAAGCTGAAAAAGCTAACGCTGCATCTGTAATTCACGACGCTACAGGCGG